AATATAGATGTATTCAAAATATGACGGAGCAGTATTTGGTTGCCTTACATTATATATGTTAAGATGATTAGGTCTTTTTATTTTAAGCATTGTCATAATGCGTTGTTAATCCAAATGGTGCTTGAAAGTTTTTGTCATGATAATCATGTATCATAAAAATTGTATCACAGTAATCCTCGTCGCCCCAACTATCCCAAGGATAGCCATCTGTAAACATAATGAATTTCTTAGGCTCAATGTCATTCTGTTTCATATACTCCCAATTGCACATAAAATCTGTGCCCCCGCCGCCTTTTGGTTCATATGTATTTACATCATCTCCATTATCAGATGAAAAATCTTGTTCGTTATAAACTTGTGTGTCAAAGCACCAAACTTTAATTCTATAATCTTTATATTGTTGCATAATACCTTGTAGCTCGCTGAGCATGTCACGAGCTTGATCCTGTCCAATAGATCCGCTCATATCAAGTGCAACACATACATCAATTGTATCCTCAAAGTTCATTCCTGGCAATACTGCACCGGTATGCCAACCTTTTCTACTTGGGCGAGCAAATGTATAATCATTACGTATAGTAGATTGGATTTGGGTTTGGATAATCTCACGCCAGTTCATCTTAGGCTCGGTAAGTTCTTGTATCATGCGTTTAATTTCGCCTGGAACATTACCTGCACCTGCAGCTTGTGCAGCCTGCAACATACCTTCTTTTACTTCGTCTTTGATTGCTTTGATCTCTTCTGCTGTTAGTTTGCGTGGTCTGCCATTTTCAGAGTCATCATCTCCTGCTCCGGATCCTTGCCCTTCTTGTTCGGGGCCTTCGGACCAGTCCATATGCTCGTCTAGTAAATCTCCTAACTCCTTAATAAATTCTTCACCCTTTTCATCTGCTTCTTTTTTCAATTCGTCATAGACTTCTTCACTAGTCCAGCCATCATACTTGTAGTCTTGGAAAATAGGAATCTGTGTGACTTTCTCGCCAATGCGTTCACGTAATAATAGATTGTTTACAAGATAGTCACAGGCAACGTTGTACAGCATAGGATTGCGATCATCTCTGCGACTCATATGATCATATACACAATGGAGGATTTCGTGTGCAATAACAAATTCGATCTGTTTTTCTGTAAGTTCGTTAAAGAATTGTGTATTGTAGTAGAGGTGTCTGCCGTCAGTTGCAGCAGTAGGACACCACGCATCGCAGGATTTGATTTTAAGACGAGTTGCCATATTGCCGAAAAATGGATGTCTTAGCAAAAGACCTACACGAGCAACAATAATTTTGTCTTCGACCTCCTTGCTCATCTTAGCAAGTTCTTCTGGAGATAAATCTTTTGGCTGGAATTCTTTTGTATCAACTGTCATAAAGTCTCCTATGTGTTAAGTATACTTATATTATATGAGAATGCGGGCAGGAAGTCAAGAAAAAAAATGGGCGCACTTGGCGCCCGGTAGGATTAAGCTTGTTGAGCTTTTGTAATATAACGTCCAAAACGCTCGTGGAATTCGTCAAAGCAGTCAATTTCGTCCGGATCAATCGGCAGCTGATATTGTGTAAGTGCAAGTTTTACACCCATAACAACAAGTTCAGTTTCAAAATTATCCATCATAAAACGTAAAAACTTGTCAACTTTAGAGTCAAACTTCTTGTCACCTTTGTCACATGCTTCTTTTAGTTCGTAGCATAGTGAAACAGTAAGTGAGTACATTGCAGAGACTTCTTTAGACTTGATTTCTTTGATCTTGCCTTCGAGGATGTCAGTTGGGTTAGGCATGCTTGCAGCAACTTTGCGATGTGCAACAAATTTAATTGCAAGACCCTCGCCGACACAACCTGATACAAGATCAGTAGTAGTTTCGTCGTCGAGATTATCTTCAAGCAATTCGCTCACAAAACTCCAACTGCGGGGAGTAGCAAATGAACGATTAGGACTCTTAGGATCAAAATCATATAAATCACGTTTGGCAAATTGTAGGAAGCCTACAACATCTTTGTGGATTTTGTTGTCAACAGCCCAGTTAAACCAGTCGTCAAAGCTTACAGCAAGTTCTAAGTGAACAAAGCGATTAGCAAGCGGAGCAGGCATGCGATAAGTAACACCTTTGTCAGTTTCTCTGTTACCTGCAGCCACAATATAAACGTTGTCTGGCAGTTCGTAAGCGCCTACACGACGATTAAGGATAAGTTGATATGCAGCGGCCTGTACAGCAGGTGCAGCAGAATTCATCTCATCTAAGAATAAGATGATAGCCTTGTGTTGTGAAGCCATTGCAGCATCAGGCAATTCAACTGGAGGTGCCCAGCTCATTTTGTTGTCTTCTGCTGAGTAATAAGGAATGCCTTTGATGTCGGTAGGTTCCCACAAACTCAATCGAACATCAATGACGTGAGCATCAAGTGCATCGCCAATCTGATGCACAATGTCACTCTTGCCAATGCCTGGAGGCCCCCAAATGAATACTGGACGCTTCTTAGTGATAGCATGTGAAATACGTGACTTGGCTTTGTTTGGGGAAAGTGTTCGTGCAGTATCCATTTAGTATCTCCTGGTAGGGTTAAAATGCGTTGCGCTCTGTTACGCAACATAATAATAGTATAGCAGGTGTGTAGGGAAGGTCAAGAGTTTTTTTGAGAATTTTTTGATAAAATTTCATTAACAAGCTCAGTTTCTATGTCCCATTGCAAGTCTTCTAGCATTATGTCTAGCTTTTCAAAATTTTCTTTGGCCTGTTTAATTTGTTCGCCTAATTCTCGCTTAAGATCTGAATCGGACATATTTTTGTATGTTTCTATAGCAGTTTTGAAGGTAGATGGACTATCCGAAAGTTCAGCTAGTATGTCCTGCAACTCTTTATCAGTCATATCTACTCATCGCCTTTGTTAACCCATATTTTTCTAAATCACCACTAAAAAGATGTAGTTCCATAGATTTCTTTTCATCTGTCACAAAAATACTACTTTGCTCTAGGAAGTAAGGACAAGTTATAAATTGATCAAGGAAAATAATAGTTTGTGTGGTCAACTTGAGTGTCCTAGGCAACGGTATTTCGTAAAATCTTAAATCTATTTGATTGCTTAGAAAATTAAATCCTTCTTCGGTTAAACGCAGGCCGCCTTTATCTTTATCTCTAGTATTTTGCCACCATTTTCTTGTATAAAGTTTTAAGGTTGGAGGAGATATAGCTATATCAGCTTGTTTTAAAAAAATTTTTGTAAATATTTCTTTATTAGTCATTTGTAAAATCTACAATCTTTTTTACAGAAAAATCATTTGTTTCAAATAATGAATTTAATTTTTTGGCAAGGTTATAAGCATGTCCAGGATTAGTAAAACTTGTTTTTTTATATTTTGGTCCGGGATGACTTAACAAGCTATGTCCACTTCTAAGATTAAATGGTTTGTTTTTATATACAACCATCCATACAGCTTCTGCATCTAATATTTGTTCAACTCTATAATTTACTTTATTGGTATGCTCAAGTAATATATTTGGTTTTGGTCTACTCATAAGTGTATTTACCATCCTTTACCACCGTCTACAGTTATTGATATTATTTCTTCTTGTGTTGACTCCTTATCCTTTATTTTTTTATTATATAAATCTGCCAGTAATAATGTTAAAACATACGTCAAATTCTTTGCATCTTGTATAGAAAGTCTAATTTCTCTGTCGCGTTTTGCATCTGCTGCTTTTATTAATTTTATAAAATTTTCTATTGGTATTGTATTTAAAGGTGTATTATTTTGCATTTTTGTTAGCCAACGCAGATCTCATTTCGATTTTATTTTTAAAAGGTCCTTCGTACTGATATTTTTCTATTGTAATTAATTTAGGACAATAACTTTTAACCCATCCTTTATCAAACTTTATAATATAGTATCCTGCACAATAAATACTTTTTGAATTTTTACTTTTTGTGAACAAAGGTAATTTTTTTTGTATATTATACATTGCATTAAATGGTTTAACAGACGCTTGATAACCATGTACTTCATTAAAGTGATGTTCGACAATTTCTAAATTTTCCCAAACAATTTGTTTCCCAAAATCTGTTTCTACAGAAACAGTGTTATCAAAAAATCTAGTGCCTTTACGATCAGCTAATAAAAATTTGTCATCTGCTAAAGAAAGAGTGGCTACTTTTTCACCTTCGTCTTCTAAAATCCAAAATTTACCATTTATGATTTCTTTCGCGTGAACTGTCATTGTGTGTCTCCGTTATAGCTAGAGTTTATAATTTTTGCATATGCATCAGCTTGTTCAGATAATCTATTTAATTCGTGTTTTGCACAGAATTTCATAAATTTGATTCCTACTTGTCCTACAGATTTACTAGGTGCATCTAGTATTTTGTTTCTAATTATTTCTTTAATTTCTTGCGGTTGTGCTGTAAGATCACATAGCATAACATTTCTATTGTAATCATCCAGTACACGATGTTCAACACCTTCGTGATCAACCCAGCGTTGCAGCATAAGATTGTTCCAATTAAAACCTTTTGACTTTTTATCGTCAAATGCTTCGAGCAATCCTACTTTATTTTTTGTACCTTTCTTACGGACGCCTGGATATGCACTGAACACATTATCACTAGTGTCTCCTCGCATACATTTTTCAAATAGCAGCCATTCTGGATTGGGTGCAGGTTTAGGTTTTCCTGTTTTGCGATCTTTTACAGGATTACCTTTTTCTGTTAGATATCCATCTATTGTCGTAGTTTGATTTGTCACACCGTTATACTGTTTAACATTAGGCGATATGAGTTGAGCAAAGTCTCCGTCAGTTGAAATAATTACGTGTTGGTCGCTAGGATGCTGCTGAATCCAACCTGCGATTAGATCGTCTGCTTCTAGCTGCGGGTCGTGTAATACTGTACAATTAGTTTTTTCTATTATGAAGTCTTTGAATTGATCAAATGTTTCCCAAAATGCTTTGTCTTCTTTTGCTTCACGTTCAGTAAGTGCATCACGAGATTCTTGTCTGTTACGCTTGTAAGGAGCGTAAAAATCTTTACGCCAGCTACGACCTTCTAAACAAAATACTACATGATCGCCGTTAAAAT